TTTGATATGAGTTCAAAAGCAAGTGAATTTCAAATAGCATTTAATGTATTTCAAAATAATACACTAGACGTAAACTTTGGTCAAAAATCTTTAGCTTATACTGCACCAACTGGATTTTCTGCTTTACAACAAGACAACCTACCTGAAACAGCTAAAGGTGTAAGTGGATTAGTGTGGACGAAGAATAGAGATGCTACTGACAATCATCAATTATATGATAGTTCACGAGGTAAACAATTAGTCTTAGCATCTAATGCAACAACTGATGAAACCACAGTTACAGATGGACTACAAAAGTTTTTAGCTGGTGGTCAACAAATTGAAGATAGTGATGCAATTAATACAAGTAATGAATCATATGTGAGTTGGAATTGGGTAGCAAATGGAGGAACTACTGCAAGTAATACTGATGGTTCAATCACCTCAACTGTTCAAGCTAATACAACTGCTGGATTTTCCATTATTCAATGGACAGGACTAGGTGGAGGAACTGGAAGAACGATTGGACACGGATTATCGTCAGCACCTGAGTGGATAGTTGTAAAAAACTTAACTGGTTCAAGTGGTTATAACTGGAATGTGTATCACATAGGCACAGATGCAAGTAATCCTTCAGATTATTTTGTATCATTAAACACAACTAGTGCTAGAGATAACTCTGTTAGCACTTGGAATGATACTGCTCCAACCTCAACTGTTTTTTCTGTAAATCACGAAGCAACTGCTGGTGCATTAGGTAATGAAATGATTGCCTATTGTTGGCACGGAGTTGATGGCTTTAGTAAATTTGGCAAATATACTGGCAATGGCTCATCAGATGATGGTCCGTTTATTTACACAGGATTCCGACCAGCTTGGTTGATGTACAAAGGAATTACTGAAGCATCCCAATGGGATATATTAGATAATAAAAGAAATCCATTTAATCCTCAAGTTAATGTATTAAGTGCAAATTTAACAAATGCTGATAGAACACCGGGTTCATATAACAGTATAGATTTTCTTTCTAATGGGTTTAAAATTAGGGCTTTAAATGATGGTATAAACAAAAGTGGGAATGAATTTATTTACATGGCATTTGCTGAACATCCATTTGTTGGGGATGGAACAAATCCTGTAACAGCTAGATAAATATGAATAAATATGGTATATAAAATTAAGGAGAAATAAATGTGGGCAATAGTTAAAGCAAGTCAAGTAGTTCAATTAGTATCAAGTCCAAAATCAGTAGTGATTAATGATACTGCACATCCTAAAGAGATTTTTATACATTGGGCAAAAGATGAATTAAAAGAAATAGGAATTTATGAATTTATTTCTAGCACACAACCTGATTCACGATTTGAAACTGGAGGAGCTGTTTCGTATACAGTTGATGATGATGCTGGCACAGTTACAGAATCAATAACAAAAAAAAATAGAAAATTAACAGACACAAATGAAGTTGATGAAAATGGCGATCCATTATTAGACGAGAATGGAGATCAAGTTGTTACTAAAGGATTAAAAAGTATGTACAAAGAACAAATTAAATCACAAGCATCTAGTTTGTTAGCATCAACAGATTGGATGGTAGTGAGATATGCAGAAGATAACACTAAAGCAATACCTAGTGATGTTTCTACATATAGAGCAAGTGTTAGAACAAAAGCTGACGAAATATGCACAGCGATTGATGGATGTACATCTATGGCAAAATTAAAAGCATTATTTGAATCTACCTATAATGAAGATGGTTCACTTGATACAATAGCAAAAATGCAAGATTTTCCTACTAACGATATTAAGGAGTATGAAAGATGATGATAACAAAAAATATAATAAAGTTTTCTAACTTTTTAGTCAAAATACCTAGACAAACAAAAAGATTATGGGATTTAGCTGAAAATAGATGGGGCTATAAAAAATGGCAGGATTAAGTGTTACCACAGCACCAACAAGTGAACCAATTACAAGAGATGAAGCAAAATCATTTCTAAGAGTAGATATTTCTGATGATGATACGTTGATTGATAATCTTATTCAATCAGCACGAGAATTTTGCGAAGAATACACAGGAAGAACATTAATCAATACAACATACAAACTATCTTTAGATGGTTTTGTTGAAGATGATATACCTATTAAGGAGGGCTTATATCAAGCTCCATATATGAACTTCTATAAAAGGTATATACCCCTAGCAAGACCTCCACTTTCTTCTGTAACCCACGTTAAAACCTTTACAGATGATGATACAGAGTCAACATTTGCTTCTAGTAAATATTATGTAGATACACAACGGAATCCGGGAAGAGTTGTGTTGAGAGATGGTGAAACTTGGCCAACTGATCTGAGAGTTGCCAATGCTGTTGAAATTACTTATGTCGCTGGATATGGTTCTGCGGCTTCTTCTATTCCTAGTGCTTTGAAAGTAGGCATCAGAGAACACGTCACTTATCTTTACGAACATAGAGGTGAAGTTGAAGCCAATCTAAAAAACTTCCCATTAATTTGTAAACAATTATATCAACCTTATAGAGTATTAAGTTTCTCAAATAATCCGTTTTCTAATTCTGGAGGTTACTGATGCCTGTTGGTAAAATGCGACACCGCATCAATATCCAAACTATTTCAAGGACTGCTGATGGAATGGGTGGAAACTCTCATTCATTTACCACAACTGTAACCGTTTGGGGTTCAGTTGAATCGTTAGTTGGTAATGAGAGAGTAGAGGGTGGGCAAATTGAATCAAGGCAACGATATAAGTTTACCTTGAGATATAATTCAAATCTAACTGTTGATGATAGATTAAATTATGATTCTAAAGATTTTAGAATACTATCTATACAAAAGAAGTATGACATAGATAAATATCAAACAGTTATTGCTGAAGAAGGAGTGGCTACATAATGGCAATTAAAGTAGAATTTAAATCAATGAATCCACAAGGATTGCTGAAATATTTTAAATCTTTTGAAAAGTCAATCAAAAATAAAATAAATACTGCTGGTAATCTTGTAAGAAATACTGCTGTTCAATCAATTACTTCAGGTTCAAAAAGTGGTGTAACTTATGAGAAGTACAATCCAAGAAGAACACATACTGCAAGTTCAGCAGGACAACCCCCAGCTTCTGATACTGGGTTTCTTGTACAAAATATTGTGTTAAATTTACAAGAAGGAGGAATGATTGCTAATATAGAATCAAAAGCTTCATATTCAAAGTTTTTAGAGTTTGGCACACAAAATATGAAAGCAAGACCATTTATGTTTCCAGCCCTAGAAGAAAATAAACCAAAAATTCGTAGAATGTTTGCGAGTACAAAAGGAAAAGCAAAATGAGTTTACATTCAAAACAAACACAAATAGCTATATTTAACATTCTAAACAATGATTCAACACTAGACACTCTTGTTGGCAATAATCGCATTTATGATGAAGTGCCACAAGGAAGTGCTTATCCATACATTGAAATAGGTGATGAAACAACCATTGATGGAGGTGTAAAGGATAAGGATGGACAAGAATTTACACAGACTATTCACATTTGGAGTAGGTATAGAGGAAGCAAAGAAGTAAAGGAAATTGCTGAAAGAATCTATACTTTATTGCATAATGTTGGTATAAGTGTAAGTGGTGCATCATTTGCTAATAGTCGTAATGAATTTTTTACGATACTGTTAGATGATGATGGTTTAACAAGGCACGGAGTTATGAGATTTCGTGTCGTAGTTTTTGACAGCTAGAAAGGAGAAAAATTATGGCGGCTCAAAAAGGTAGTGCATTATTGATGAAGATTGGTGATGGAGCATCCCCTGAAGTATTTACAACTATTGGTGGTATGCGATCAACATCTATTTCAATGAATGATGAAGTGGTTGATATTACAAATAAAGATTCAAGTAGAGCAAGAACTCTATTGGCTCAAGGTGGTGTTAACTCAATGACAGTTACTGGAAGTGGTGTATTTACTGATTCAGCATCTGAAACAACTTTAGAAGGAAAGTTTGATAGTAGCACATTAACTAACTATCAATTTCTTGTTCCTGATTTTGGCACTTATACTGGTGCTTTTCAATTGACTTCATTAGAATATGCTGGTGAATTCAATGGTGAAGTAACGTATTCTTTCACATTTGAAAGTTCCGGTGCTATTACATTTGCTACTGTGTAGGTTATTATGGCTTGGATACAATGGCAAATTGAACACAAGGGAAAGTCAATGGCAGGATGGGTTGATGAACAACAACTTATTTTTGAAGTACCTTACGAATTAGGCATTAAAGCAAATGATGTTTTTAGTGTTAATAATAACAATATAAAAGCAATCTCAGTTGAGAATGTTGCAAATAGAGATGAAACCTTAAAAATCAAAGGAGAACTAGATGGTAAATCCACAAAAGGGGGAGCTTCAGGTAAAACTGGGGAAGGAACTGCTAAAAGCAAGACTAACGATTGATTCATTAATTCGTATAGAAAATGCTAATGGTTGTTCAATTGTGCAGACAGCACAAAAACTAAGTGAGGGAAAAGCCACAGTTACAGAGATTGTAAATGTGATTTATCCTGCAATAAAAGGTGGTGGCAACAATGTTGACCCAAAAGATGTTTCCAAAATGGTATGGGAAGCAGGATTAATTGAGGGAATGCGAGTTGCTGGTGAAATATTAACTGTTGCTTTAAATAGTGGTGTCAAAGATGAGGGAAACCAACAAGCAGAGGAGAAAGCAAAGACATAGATTGGAAAAGACTTATGGAGATAGGTTTAGGTATTGTGGGTCTATCTGCTGATGATTTTTGGAATATGTCTATTTACGAGTTCTACTCTGCTGTTGAAGGTTTCAAAGAATTTAACACAGACCAATCTAAAACACCTCTTACAAAAGCACAACTTGATGATATGATGGAAAGGTATCCTGATTAATGGCAAATACAACTGTTGATACTCTACTGATTCAGATAAAAGCTGATATGAAATCTCTGAAAGCAGAGATGGATAAAATCAAAAAGGTATCTGACAATACATCAAAAAATGTTTCTAAAGGTTTTGATAATATTAATAAGAAGTTATCAGAAACATCAAGTAGGGCATTAAAAGTTGGAGCGGCAATAGGTACTGCTTTTGCTGGTGTTGCTATTAAAAAAATTATTGACGTTGGTTCTAATATTGAATCGTTACAAATTCGTTTAAATAATTTATTTGGCTCTGTTGAAGAAGGTTCAAAAGCATTTGATGCAATGGCAACATTTGCAAGTAAAGTTCCATTTAGTTTAGAACAAATACAACAAGGTTCAGGAGCATTAGCGGCAGTTGCTAAAAATGCAGATGAACTTGCAGAATTATTATTTATAACTGGTAATGCCGCCGCGGCTACTCAATTGGGATTTGCAGACACAGCTTTACAAATACAAAGAACATTTACTGCAGGATTGGGAGCGGCAGATAGATTTAGAGATGCTTCAATCAATTCATTTCTAGGAATTCAACAGGGTGCAAAATTATCATTAGAAGAAACAAGAGAATTATTTGAAAAGTCTTTTGGGAAAGGTGGAAAATTTGGTGAACTTACAAATGAACTAGCAACAACTCTTGGTGGTACTTTATCAATGATAGGTGATAAGGTATTTAATTTTCAAAGATTAATTAATGATGAAGGTTTTTTTAATGAAGTAAAATCACAATTTAAAGATTTAGATACGTTTTTAGAAGAGAATGGAGAAACAATTGATGAATTAGCAAAAGATATTTCAAAAGGTTTAATTGTTGCATTAACAAGTTTGGTAAAAGCTTTAAAAATTGTTGCAGATAATTCTGAAAATATAAGAATAGCATTAACATCATTAGCAACTGCTTTTATTGCTCTAAAAGTTATAGGCACAATTACTTCCCTTATAAAAATGTATAGAACAGCAACACTTGCGGCAACTATTGCAACACTAAAATTCAATACGGCTTTAAAGTCAAATTTATTTTTTGCGGCAGGTGCTGGTTTAATATTTTTAGCAGATAAATATAATTTATTAGATAAAGCAATGGGTAAGGTTGACGAAAGACTTAAAGACCCTAAATTAATAAATCCATTTATTGCAGGGGGTGCTGACCCTAGATTTGGTGGTGAGAGTAAGATTGTTGAAACACCCAAAGCTATTGCACAAGAAATAACTGAACCTGATGCATTAAAAGAATCAATAGCTGAATTGCAACACGAAATTGAATTGTTAGGTCTTAAAAATGATAGAGAGAGAGAATTTGCACAATTATTAAAAGAAACAAAATTAACAGAAGAAGACCATATTTCAAAACTTAGAGAAAAATTTGATGTTCTTAAAGATTTAGAAGAATCACAAGAAAAAAATAATGAGATAATGAAAGAAGCTGAAAGCATTATTGAAGGAAATAAAACAGAACAAGAAAAATTAAATGAACAAATAGCAATATTTAGTGAACAATTAAATAAAGTTGCAGATGAAGATATAAAAGAAAAATTGACAGATGCAATTGCGATACTTAAAGAAGATTTACGACAACTTGATCCATTAATGCAAGAGATTACACAAATATTTGATAGAGCATCTTCAAGTATTTCTCAAGCCATAGCTGATTCTATAACAGAAGGCAAAAATCTTATGGAAAGTTTAGGCAATATTACAAAACAAGTAGTGAATCAAATGATTGCTGAATTTTTAAGATTACAAGTTATTAAACCTCTTATGAGCAGTATCTTTGGTGGTATGGGTGGTCAAGGTGGTGCAAATACAAGGATAGGAGGTAGTTTATTTAGTGGTTTATTTTCATCAGTTTTAGGTATGTTTGGAGGAGGAGGAGGAGGAATGGCGGCGGCTCAAGGATTTGGTAGAACAGCAAGTTTTATGTTAGGTGGTGCATTCTCAGGAAGAGCAAGTGGTGGTACAGTAGCTCCAAATAGAGCAGTAATGGTAGGAGAAAGAGGACCAGAAATATTTGTACCAAACTCAGGAGGAAAGATTGTGCCAAATCATAATATGAAAGCACTAGGAGGACAAGAAACAGTAATCAATCAAAATATTAATATAACAACAGGAGTTTCTCAAACTGTACGAGCAGAAGTATTGAATATGCTTCCAGCTATTAAACAAGAAACATTACAAGCAGTTGCAGATAGTCGTTTACGAGGAGGAACTTTTGGAGCGGCTTTCACAAGATAGGAGAAGAATAAAATGGCATTCCCAACATATCCATTAACATTTCCAACAACAGTAGGAGTTACACGAAGTAATTTTAATTTAGCAAGAGTTGTAGGAATGTCACAATCACCATTTACAGGACAACAACAAGTATTTGAACATAGCTTTGCTTTATGGCAATCTACTATTACTTTACCACCTATGAAACGAGCCACAGCTTCAGAATATCAAACATTCTTTATGCAGTTGCACGGAATGAGAGGAACATTCACAATGGGTGACCCTGATGCCAAAACAAAACGAGGTAATGCCACACAATCATCATTAACGATTGCTAGTAATACTGCTGTTGGTGCATACGATATTCCTGTAAGTGGTTTAACAAATTCACAAACGAGTGCCTTAGTAAAAGGAGATTACATTCAATTTGGCACAGGAAGTAGTGCAAAACTTCATATGATTGTAGAGAATGTTGATGCGAGTGCGACAGGCACAGCAACTATACAAATAGAACCAGCATTGAAAGTAGCAATCACAACATCAACTTCTTGTAGTATAAATAATTGTGTTGGTGTATGGAGATTAGATACAAACGAAATAGGTTGGGATGCAGATAGAGCATCAACTTATGGATTTAGCTTTAGTTGTACAGAGGCAATATAAATGGATAAAAAAGAATTAGAACTTATTAAAGACCCACGTTTTGCTGTAATGATAAAGATTGCCGCAGAGCAAGGTGCAAAAACTGCCCTAGCAAAAGTGGGATTACAGGATGAAGAAGCTGGTAAAGATATTCACGATCTACGAAGTTTGATTGATGGATATAGAACTGTAAAGAAAACAGCAACAAAAACAATTACACAAGCACTTGTTATATTCGTATTAGGATTAATGAGTGCTGGATTATATTTTAAATTTTGGAGATAGATATGCAATTAACAAAACATTTTTCATTAAAAGAATTCACGAAAAGTCAAACAGCAGAACGAATGGGTATTAATAATACACCACCACAAGATATTATTCCTAAATTATCTTTTTTGGCGACACAAATACTTGAGCCATTAAGAGAAAAAATAGAGAAGCCAATTATTATTACGAGTGGTTATCGTTCACCTGAATTATCAAAAGCCATTGGGTCAAGTGAAAACAGCCAACATTGTAAAGGAGAAGCTGTTGATATTGAAGCTTTGGGAATGTCAACTCTTAATCTAGCAGAAATGATTATTAACCATTTTGAGTTTGATCAGATAATTCTTGAATGTTACACACAAGGCGATATGAACTCAGGTTGGGTTCATTGTTCTTTAAAGAGTGGAGATAATCGTAAAGAAGTTCTTACTTATACAAAAGAAAAAGGATACCAAAAAGGTCTAGTGATATGATTTTAGGTTATGCAAAAATGGCTGTTGCTGTGATTGCCATAATTGGGATTGTTGGTGGAGTAGGATATGTTTTAAAACTTCGTAGTGATAATGCAATTCTAAAGGTTAATAATAAATTATTAGAAGATAGTGTTGCCCAGCAACAAGAAGCATTAGAACAACAAAAAAAAGATTTTGAACAAATTATGGAAACAAATAAACGATTAACAATATTATCCAATAATCTACAAAAAGAATTAAATGATTTAGATAAGCGATTTACAAAGCAAGGCAGAGATATTGGTAAAACTGCGATTGCAAAAGATAAGGCAATGCAAAGAATTATTAACAAAGCAAGTGCAATGGCTCTAAGATGTGTAGAGATTTCATCAGGTTCTCCATTAACAGAAAAAGAATTAATGGCAACAAAGAAAAGTGAAATCAATAGAGAATGCCCAAGTATAGCGAATCCAAATTATGTTCCGTATTAGTTTTATCTTTTGTATTTTATTGTTAACAAGTTGTTCTTCTATCAAGAAACTTGAGATTTTTTCAAAACCATTAGAAAAAGAACCATTAAATCTTGAAGAACCAATTTTACCTAAACTTGAAACAATAGATTGGATAATTATTACGTCAGAAAATTCAGATGAAGTATTTGCCAAATTAGAAGAAAAAGGAATAGACCCAGTATTATTTGGATTGACAGATAACGATTACCAACTCATTGCCAAAAACTTTGCACAAATTAGGCATAATTTAAAATTAAAGTCAGAGATCATAAAATCCTATAAAAATTACTATGAGGCAAAAAAAGAAGATGGAAAACAAAAATAAAAAGAATTATAGGAAAAAAAAGCAATCATTGTTGTCTAAAACCCAATCTAAGAGGCTTGGAGGCTTAATTCAGGTGTTAGGTAACACAAAACCCCTTGATGAAATTGTTGACACTCTACAAGCTTTAAAAATGGTTGTAGAAGAAAAAGATTGTTTGATGGTTACAGAAAAAGGATTAGATGAAACAAATAGACTTTCAACTCTTGCAGGATTAATGACGGACAAAAAAAAGGAGTCGCAATGACTCCTTTTCTTTAAGGAAGGTATTTTATCTTATTTTTTTAGCATATTTTTTTGCATCTATCAAAGAGCCATCAAAATAACCTAAAACTTCGTATGCTGGAGAACCCCATATGTGATCATCCCAAGATTGCCATATTGAAATATCACCATTCTTTTTTCCTTCAACATTCATAACCCATTTAATAATTACCCAATTTTTCATTTATTTATCTCCCTCTAAAAGTTTATATATTTCTTTAGCAGTTTGGTTCATCACTTTATCACCAAATGCATTGTAATTATCTTTTACGAAATCCCAAACAGTATCTTCACAAAGATTTTCTCTCTTTACAACTCTTTGAGCTTCCATTTTTATTTCTTCTAAAGTTATTACCATTTTTTTACTCCTTGTTTAGTTTTCACAATCAAAATCTTTTGTAGCAAAAAATGATCTAAACTGATCTCTTTTGCAACCAAATCCAAGATTTTTAGTTTCTTTTAGAGTTTTACCACTATCTTTACATCTAAAAGACCAATCCATTCCGTCGTGTGCAAGAAGTACTGATTGATTTGTAGATTTTTTTGTTAATAACCAAGCACGATTGAATGCTCTTTCGCAACCACCATTTCTTTCAAATGTGTGTGCAAATTTTAGACAATCACTCTCTTTTAATTTCTTACAAGTAGTTTTGTCTAAAACTAATTCTTTCCACTTTGAATGTCTAGTGTCTAAACTTAACCAAGTTATTTTTATCGTTTGTGTCATTTTTACTCCTTGTTAATTATAGTATACATACTTGTAAATTATTGTCAACAAAAAAAGTAAAAAAAATGTAAATTTATTTTTAGATAATTTTATGGTATATTTAAAGGTAGATAACAAAAAAAAGTTATCCATTATCCTCCCCTTTAATCCCTACTAATTTAGTAGGGATTACTTAAATAGCTTATCATAGATACTGCCTTCGTATTTTCCATATGGGTCAAACACTCTACCACTCTTGTCAATTGAGCCTTTAAATTTTCCATATTTATCATAATACTTTCCACTTTTCTCAAGTGTTCCATAATATTTTCCATATTGATCATATACTCTTCGCTTTGGTTTCTCAGGCAAATTATTAATAAATTTAATACATTGACTCTCTACTTGAAAGCTATCAGATACAACATTGTATAACGATATATCTTTATCCAACAACATACACGTTTGGTCTTGCCCTAAAAAATGATAAATCTCATAATAACGAGGTTCTTCATCTAATGGCGATATCGCAAAAAATAATATGAGTATATATTCTATCATCTAAATGGTGCTCCACTTATCCAAGCAACTAATGCCCATCTTTCTCCCTTTGTAATTGGCATCACTCTATGAGAAAGAAAAGATGGAAATGCAAGACTTTGACCAATAGGCATTTTATGTTCAAAAAGTTTATTTGAGAAAAAAGCAATATTACCACCCTCATATTCATCATTGAGAGCAATAGATAAAGATATTTTTCTTGTTGATGTTTCTTCTTCTCCTAAATCTGTGTGCCAATCATAACCAACAGATGGTGCATTATATCTTAATAGTTGTGGTCTTTCTAACAATCCTACTACATCATAATCTAAATATTCAAGAGCAGTATAAATTGAATTGATAATAATTTCATCTATCCACATTGCTGATTCATCTATCACCCAAACATCAACATCTCTTTTTTTATCTAACACAAATTTTTTGTCTTTTTGAATTCTGCCTTTTACTTTTTGATGTATTTCTTTTTTATGTTCTAAAATAATTCTTTGACAAGTTGCTTTTGACAATTCACCACACCTTACAACTCCGTGCGAGTTTTTGTTTTGTTTAGGATTAATTGCAAGTGCCATTTTATCTGAATCCCATAAGGTATCTAAATTCGCTCTGTGCATATTCAAAATCTTGTATAATTGCTATTAATAAAAAGATAGCACAGAAATATAGTATTAAAAATACATCTAAAAATATAAATGCTTTTAGAATAATTTTACTCCATTTTTTTATTTGGCTTTTCTTTGTACTTTGGTACATCTTCATTCCAATAATGTTTTGATGACATACATAAATATCCTGCATAAATGTCATCATTAATTTTATTTTTTTTTAACCAAGTATTGACAATGTTATTTGCATAGGCACATCCAGGCAATCTTCCAATATGATACTGTGTATGAGTATGATCTTCGTTTAACAGAAAGATAACTAAGAAAAATGCTTTCATCATTTTTTGCATTCCTGCTTGAATAGAATATATTTATTGCCCTTTGGGTCAGTAAGTTCAAAGAATCGCTCTCCATCCTGCTCTATTGTCTTTCCAACGTACTTAAATTCACAATGAGTATTCTCTCTTTCTGCTTTTTCCTTTGCAAAGAAATAATCATCATTAAAAAATTTAATTACATTCCAAGTTGCTGAAATGCTTGTTATTAATTCTACTATCATATCTCTTCCATATCTAAATTATTTTTGACTAGATTACACAATAAAGCGAGATGTTTGGGAAGAGGTTTATTTTTTTTTTCAAAATGACAAATGTATGATCTACTTGTAAATCCTAAAAAATTTGCCATTGCTTGTTGGCTTTTTCCCATTCTTTTTCGCAAAAGTAATAAATCGTTAGAATTAAATCTATAAAAATCTTCTGTTATTGTTTTAATATGTTTCATCACAAATTCCTATAAATGTTGCAGTTTGAGTAAAAAAAGATTTTACTTTTGATTTTGCTTCATCTTCACAGTAAGCACTAATTGTAAATTCAGTTTGATCATCATCTAATCTAAATTTATATCGTTTTAATATTTCCATTACTTACCTACAAAATCATTATACTTAGCTTGAACATACCATTTCAAACCAACAAGTTTATATTTAGAAGGCAAAAGTTCCCATAACTTTTCAAATGAAATTACTTTGTGTTTATTTACAATCTCTCCACAAGCGAGATCAATATCCATTAGAATATCTTTTTGTTTATTGTACATCTTCTTCATCTTCCTTTCTTGATTCTAATACTCTTTGATGAGCAGTTAATATTAAATGATTGGCACTATCACAAGTTGGTGCATGGAAATAACAAGCATCAATTAATGTTGTTAAAGCTCCAATAAAAAGATTTTGTTTGTTATGTATTTTTTTTTCTAACTTAGAAATAACTTTTGCAATCTCTTCCATTGATAGATCAATCTCCTGATCTTCGCTTTTTTGATTTCTTTTAAGTTTAACAATATTATTTTTTTTCATATTTCCATATATCTCCTGATAAATTAAATTTACTACATTTCTAAATTGATATTGATCATAATGAGAGATCATTATCTTCTGTACTAAATCTTTAAATTTTTCTTCTTTTTTCATAAATTATACAACGAGTATAAACAAAAGTAGAACATTGTCAACAAATTATTTTAAACACCAATTTTCATATTCGCTAAGCAATCTGTTCCAAGCTACTCTATTTTCTGTATCGTGAAATTCAGTACGAGATTTAATTCCTAATATTGCTCTTAGACCATTAGCAATTGAATCAGAACTGAATGGGTTAACTTCTTTGATTCCTTTTTGTTCTTTTAAAAACATTCCAAACTTTTCTTCTTTACACAAAATTCCAGCAGTTTGAATTGCTCTTAAAGCTTCATCATTTTTTTCTATAACCTCATCATTTAAACGAGCAACTGCAACCCATTTATCCATATTAGGTGTAGGCATACCAAACATTGTTACAAATTCTTCTGCTTGTTCTAATGGAATCTCTACAATGATCTGTGCAATGTTTCTTGTTTTAACAATTTTAAAATCTGAATATGTGCCTTTTGTTATTCTATTTGTTTCTTTCATAATGTCCTCGCATATTTTAAACATTTATCTAATCTCTTTTGATTTATCTCATTACCAAAAAATGCCATATCATATTTTACTGCCATTTTTAATGTTAGACCAAACCCACAACAAGGGTCAAGAACTATATCTTTTTTTGGACATTGAGCAAAAATATTCTCTGTTGCAAGTTTACCAATGGTATTATCAATTTTTGTACTATCAAATAAAAAGTCATTTTTACAAGAAAAGTATGTAATGTTTTGGGCATAGATTTTATTATTGTTACGATAGTAAGGATAAAATATTTGTCGTAGTTTAAAGTTTGTATTCATCTCTATAAATAATTTTAAATCATTCGTAAATTTTGTTCCCATTTCTAAAATCACAAGAGAATCTTCATTAGAGTAATTGTTTATAATTTTACAGAATGATTCTAAAAAAAACTCCCAACTTACTTCTTCTTTTGGCAAATTATTCATTTTTGAATTTAGGGTGTTAAACATTTTTAAAGCACCACTTCCCCAAGGAGGGTCACAATAAAGTATATCAAATTTTTTATTTTCCATTAACTTATCAATTGCTCCTTTTGTAATGTCACCATTGAAAAAAGAGTGTTTGTTAATCTTTAGTATTTGCTTCATAAGCTGGACTCCTTAACCAAAATGTTTGTGCTATGTGTTTTAGTTGAGATTCCCAACCAAAATATTTATAGGAAAACTTATATTCATTTCCCATTCTATGCAACTCATTATGATGATGTACACATAATGGCACTAAGTTTTTATCATTTGATTTCATACCCATACCTCTTACACCATCAAAAGGTTTAAGCAAATGATGAGCTTGTATTACTCCATTGCATTCAGAATTAGAGCAAACACAAGTAAGAGTATGTATATAATCAAGATGCTTTTTATTTTGATACCTCTTTTTCATTATCACTTTCACATTCGCAAATCGTTTCTATAAGTTTTGTTGTATCTTTTCCTAAATCTTTAATTAAGAAACTTGCATAAGTCATAAGTTTCAACACATCTCTGATTTGTCCTTTTCTTGTAGGATATTTGTGTTTATATCGCAAAAGATATTTTAAAATATTTGCCTCATCATCATTTAGATTAAAAGCCTTTACAATATCTCTTTTTTCTAGTGGTAAAATTCTCTCACCTTGCACACCATTACTTTCTACAAAAATTTTAAAAGCACCTTTATACCAAGATGGATCAGTTTTTTGTAATTGTTCTACATCCAATTTACTAGAATGGTACTTCATCATCTAACTCCTTTTCTGTTTTGTTTTCATCAATCTTTTCTTTGATTTCATTAAAACCATCATTCTTTGCAGATTCTTCCTCGTTGAATTTTACTGCAATAGAAATATATTTTGAACCACTTTGACTTTCTTTTTTCCACCCAGCAAGATCAAACTTGTATGTGTTATAATCAAAGTTGCCTAATATATCAGGTGATGTTTCTTTGTTTTTATTTGTGTTTATGTTGATATATCCAGCTTTTGAATATAACTCATATACTGATTTACCCTCTTTACTTTTTCTCTCAGAAACAAGAAAGTGATGATCAGTACCATTTACATTAATTCTTCCACCTTTAAAAATCCTTTGATCTTTTATGGTAAATAATGCACCTTTATTTGTTTTAGTATTCTCTTCCATTTTTACTCCTTTTCTATGGTTGAAAAATCTACTTCATCAGCATAACTTGTTCTCATTCTAAAGAACTCATTGTACTTTGGAAAGTCATTCATAAACATTCTTGAATAATAAGGTTTATAAATATTGTTGATTTTATATTCTTCATTTGTCGTAATAGATGTTTCCCATCTTATTCTATTGATGATCATTTCAGATGACAAATGTGTATGCCCTGCTTTAATTGCTTGTTTCGTAAATCGTTTAAACAAGTTGTAAACATTGGGATTCTGTTTATGAAAATTTATAAATTGATTTGTAATTTGTGTATACTCTTTATTTTGCATTTAGTATCTCCATTGAATTTTCAATTGTTTCTAGTGTTTGTGTATGAACATTATTAATTTTCTCAGGCGATTGTTGTTGCAAAAGCTTGAGTGTTTTACAAACTCTCTCTAATTCTTTTCTATTTGCTTTTAAAGTAGGAAGATTTTTGCGATTTCCATCTTTCATATAATAAATTAAATTAGATATTTTCTTTGACCAATCAGCCATTGAATCTGTATCATCTACCATTTCTCCTTTTGAATTAAAATATCTATAAGGTTTAAAAGAATGAGAATAATCATATTGAGCATCTATGTCATCACTATTTGCCATATCACCATCATCATCATAATCTCCCTCAAGATTTAACATTGGTGTTAATAGATATCTTCTGAAGTAAGTAATCAAACTACCATATCCGTGAATTGTTTTATACTCCCCCATATCTGAAGCAGAAGAAAGAAACTGTCCACTTTCTATGTGAAACAAAGTCAATACAAACATATTTTTTGTACTTAGTCTTGCAATACGACTTATTACTGATAATCCATTTTTCTCAAGACTCTCTCCACAAGCATTCCATATATCAGTTAAAGAAGCAAATGTTCCATACTGAGCCTTGCCAGTTTTTTGTAAAGGTTTAAATTCTTTATGAGCCTTAACAAGTGAGGTTAATACTTTGTCAACTTCATCACTAGAATATTTTATAAAAGGTTTATTTTGTTCATCATATAATATCATTTGATACTCCATAGTTGTTTAGCATTGTTAATAGAATTTTTATCCCATTCCCAAGAATCAAGATTAGGATAAAAGATATTGGCAAGTTCTTGTATATCGCTTGATATATTCAAAAACTTTTCAATTCCTTGGCAAATCGCAGTTACTTCTTCAATTGTTTCTTTTACATTTGTAACTTTTGAAGATTTGTAATTTTTTCTTGATACATAATCAACCCACACATCTTTTTGTGTAGCTTGAGAATATATTGCCATTTGTCTTTGTGTTGAACGAGGAATCATAGATGGTATTGATCTTGTTGTTTTTAAATCACGAATATGATTTTCAAATGCAATATCGTAGTAACCAACTATGGGAACTTTCACTCCCTCCAATTCAAGTTTGATCTTTCCTTGTGTATCAATCAATTGATCATCAATGCTTTGATATTTAGGCACACCAACAGAAATGTAATCTTGTAAAGCTTTTCTTTCAGATTCAATTTTTTTCTCTTCAAACTCTCCATTGAGTTTTTTTATTTCAATCCAATAATAAGCTTCTGCTTCATCAATAAATTCTTGTATTGATTTATGCTTGTATACAACACTTGAGAATACTGCATTTTCTACTGCATTACCTCTTACTGTTGCAGGACTACCATCAAAGGTATCTACATCAGCAATTTTCATTATAAATTTTGATTTATCTCTAATAAAAAGATTTATTGTTGAAGGTGATAAATATCCTAATTCTTCTAATTTCATAATTACCTCTTTGGGATTTTTTATATGATTATAAAATTTATATACACTTTGTCAAATAATTATTGACATTTTGTATATATGGGTTATTTTTTAAGTATGAAATTAAAAGAATACTTAAAAGAAAATAAAATAAAAAAAGAGGATTTCGCAAACTCAATTGGTGCTTCGTATGGTTCAGTCATTAAATGGACTTATGGAGGAAGATTTCCTAGACCTCAAACTTTGCAAAAAATTCACGACATAACAAATGGCAAGGTTACTGCCTATGATTTTATTGAACAAAATCAAAGTTAGTATAATTATTATTTTGTTGTTTTTACCTAGCATATCTTACGAAAAAAATTACAAGTGGTCAGGTAAGGGAAGATTATATGATCAACGAAATCAATATTTTGTTACTTGTAGATTAACAAAAGAAAAAAGAGTTGAGCCATTCTTTGGTGAAGATTCTGTAAAATGTTTTTATAATTGCACAGATAAAGAAGAAATAGTGATAACAACTCATAGTGACCATATTTGTGAAAAACAAATTAGTTCGCCTAGAGGAGATAAAAGAGATTGGAGAAACAGATGAAATATAGAAATAAAATTACAGAAATAAATGGAATTAAATTTCACTCAAAAAAAGAAGCAAACAGATATATGGAATTAAAATTATTACAAAAAGCAGGAAAAATTAAAGATATAGAATTACAACCTAAAATACCTCTACTAGTTAATGGCAAATCAATTGGTTACTATATTGGCGATTTTAGATATTATGATAATGCAAAGCATAGACTTATTCTTGAGGATGTAAAATCTCCAGCAACAAAAACTCCAATTTACAATCTTAAAAAAAAGATTCTTGAAACATATAATCCTCCCATTGAGATTATTGAGATTTTCTAGTATAGTGTAATTGCCAAAGGGCAAAAACAACTCCTATATAGGATACAATCAAAAGGTGAAGTATGGATCCAGTTACTGCACTAGGAGT